AATGTAGAGTAGGAGATGAAGAAATATCTACTCATAATGCTCCTAAAGGTACGTTTGCTGGAGGAGAAGAAAATAGAGGATCAGATACTAATTCTTATAAAACACATATAGGAAGATGGCCAGCTAATTTATTGCATGACGGATCTGAAGAAGTATTAGAATTATTTCCAGATAGTAAATCAACTGGTAAAAATTATATCAAAGATGAATATGAAGAAAAAGAAACATCTACTCCATTCAAAAGAGGTAATTTATTTGTAAGGGGAGATGACGGTTCAGCAGCAAGATTTTTTTATTGCGCTAAAACATCAAAAAAAGATAGAGATGAAGGATGTGAAGATTTAGAAGAAAAAGAAGGTGAAGTTCATATAGTACAGTCAGAAGGAAGGAAAAACGCTGGTACTAATAAAACATTTCCTCGTCATAACCACCATCCAACAGTAAAACCAACAGAACTAATGAAATATTTATGTCGCCTTATTACTCCAAAAGAAGGAATTGTTCTTGATCCATTTATGGGTTCAGGCTCTACAGGTAAAGCAGCATTACTTGAAGGATTTAGTTTTATTGGCATAGAACTAAATAATGAATACTATGAAATTGCTAAAAGGAGAGTAAAAGAATAATGGCTATAGAAATAACATTCTGGATAGAAATACTAATTGTTTTTGCTACTGGTTTTTATTTTGGATATAACGTAGGAAAGGATAAAGAATAATATGGAAATAAGGACTATGACTGAAACTGAAGAAAATATCGCTTATTTTGAAGTCTTTGGAAGCTTTATTGATAACTTATATCCTTTGGGTAAATCAACTAAAAATATAAGAGAAATTGTATCTTTTTTATATAATTTCAAGAGCGAGTATGAGAACGTAAACTTCTTTTATTTTGGTTCTCATATGTATACCATCAAAGTTGAAAATCTAAACTCTTATTTACGAGTATCTTTTATAAGCCACAAAACTACAAGAATATCAGCATCTATACATCTTGAGTTTGTAGAGGATATTGAAGAAGCTATTAGTCTTATGGAAAGTTTATGTAAATATGCTGAAGCTAATACAAACCACCATATTATAAAAACTGGTAATGTAAAATCAACTTTAGAAAGATTACAAGAATCTAATAAAAAACTAAAAGATAAACTGGATGAAATTGATGGAAAAAATTAGCATAGCAGTACTAAAAAAGAAACTAAAATCTGAAAAAGGTTTAGAAATCAAAAGATCAGGTATTTGTTGGCATATTGTAAAGATTGAAAATAAATCTGAAACAGCTTTACATTATAGATTTAATGATTTTGATGAAAGAGATGTTTTGGAATATCTTCTAAATGAAACACTTTATTAGTATAGATAACCTTACAATTATTTATGATAGTGGAACTGTAATTGTTTATGAAGGATATTTTTTCTCAATCAAAATGGTTATTGTAAAAAGCAAATATATTGTTGGATACATTAGTAAAGATGATTGGGAAAAACACGGCAGTAAGTTTGGCAATAAAAAAATAAATAAAATAGAAGACGGTTTTTACTGCTACTTTAGGGAAGAAAATAATAGGCTGTATATATTATGAGCGATGAAGTAAATGAAGATGTTGAAAGTATGGTTGCCAGTAATTCTTATATTCCTTTGATTAGAATATATGTTGCTATGGTAGACAGTGGTAATGATCTTGTTCCTATTGATAAATTGCCAGAAATTATGGGTGATAATCCTGGAGATTTCTTGAGAGAACTTATTGATAAAGGCATCTACAATATATATGGAACAGATTTTATAGATACAGAAAAAATCCTATAAAAGAAATAAAGCCCCTCCTGAAAGGGGCTTTATTGTTAGAAGGAAAAATAATCAATGGCTGTGATTACGCTTGATGATACCCCGGTATATATGCGGTATAATATGTATTATGGAATATACAACAGAAGAATTATTATCGTTGGTTGAAGATGAGATTACAGATACTCAATACAATATTTTTGCTCTTATGATAAATGGTAAGAGTGAGGAAGATATTATTTTAGAATTATCTATTTGTAAATCCTGCTATGAAAACAATATTGATATAGTAAGAGAAAAAATGAATGAGAAAATTACAGTGGCAGGAAATTGAAATTATCGTCAAGCATCTTATAGAAATAAATGATGGAGTAGAATCAAGCATAGAATATTCTCAAGAAGAAATAAGTTGGGTAAAAAACAACATAGAACATTTGAGAATATGTAAAGCAGCATTTATGGTTTTAGCTGGCAAAATGAGTTGGTATATAGATTATTCAAAGGAGCATAATAGTGGCAAGAACAAGTAATTTTACACCAGAAATGATTGGTATGGTTCAAGCTGCTATTATTGCTGGCCATACATACGAAGAAATAGCAAAACAATTCAATATTTCTAAAAGTACAGTAGGAAATATAAAAAACAAAATCGATGGAGAAAAAGCATCATTACATAAGATAAAAGATGATGAAAATTACAGGATTGATGTTCAGCTAATGACCAGTCTAAAAAATCATTTAGATGCCTTGAACGCTATCGCAGAAGTAGCTAAAGATAAAGATTATTTACGAGGACAAAAGGCAAGTGATTTATCGCAACTTCATACCACAATTGAAAACCACATTGTACGACTTCTCCAAAGTTCAACCGACGAATCTTCCAGGGAATAAAGCAAGATTTGATTCTAATACTACTAAAGAAAGATGGAATAAAACTAAAGAAAAAAAGATTCCAACCTTTTCTGAATATTACAAAGAAACACTTCCAGAAGGTTGGGAGATACCAGAACATATAAAACTTATTTGTTCATATTTAGATAAAGTAGATTCTGGAGAAATTGATCGTTTAGCAATTCATATGCCTCCCAGACACGGTAAATCAGAAACAGTTACCATAAGATACGCAGCATATAGAGCAGAATATTATGGTAAAGAAAACTTACTTGTATCAGGTTATTCAGATCGTTTTACAAGAAGAATGAGTAGAAAAATCCGTAATCTTGTATCTGAAAGAATAGAATTATCAAAAGACAATAAAGCTGCTGATGAATGGACTACTAAAGATGGTGGTACTTTTTTAGGAAGAGGATGTGGCGCTCCTATTACTGGTATTGGTGTATCAAGAATTATATTAGATGACGTTATAAAAAGTAGACAAGAAGCAGAGAGTGAAGTTATTAGAGAGGCACACGCTGACTGGTATTTCAATGACTGTTATTCTCGTCTTGAACCTGGTGGAGCAATCATTATCATGGCTACAAAATGGCACTATGATGATATTACTTATAAGGCTGCTAACTCTGAACCTGGTAAATGGACAATTGTAAATATTCCTGCTATTTGTGAAGATGAAAATGATCCACTAAATAGAAATATAGGAGAAGCTCTTTGGCCTAATAGATATGATATTGATAGTTTGAAAAGAATTAGAAGTACTGTAGGAGAATATGCTTTTCAAAGTTTATATCAACAGAATCCATCTCCAAAAAGTGGTTCATTTTTCCTGCCAGATAATATAAAAATTACTAATAATCTTCCACCTATAAAAAGAAAAGTAAGAGGATGGGACCTTGCTTCAACAAAAGATGGAGACTATACGGTTGGAATATTATTAGGAATGACTGAAGACGATACTCCAATAATTTTAGATGTTATTAGAGGTCAATTTGAAGTTAGTGAAAGAGACAGACTAATACTTCAAACAGTTCAGAGCGATGGAATAGAAACAAAACAAATATTTCCATTAGATCCTGGTCAAGCTGGTGTATCTCAAAAACATAATATTCTAAAATTATTACAAGGATATAAAGTAGAGTTCAAAGCTATATCTGGAAGTAAAAAAGTAAGAGCAGAAATAGTTGCTTCTCAATGTAATGGCGGAATGGTATGTATGAGTCCTGGTATTTGGAATAGAGCTCTTTTAGATGAATTACGAACCTTTCCAATGGGCTCTTACGATGATCAAGTAGACGCATTAGCAGAAGCATATAATGGGATAATAAATAATATTAGAAGAATGATTGCGGTGTAAAGGTAAAATCGAGCAATAACAAGTGGAGAAAGTATAATGGGCTTATTTGATAAATTGTTTAGTAGTAAAGTAAAAGAAACTGATATGCTACAACCACCTATTAACCAAACTAATAGGTCTTATGTTGTTCAAGGATATGGTACAGGTTCTTTTTATGCCTTATTGAAAACTCTACTTCCAGGATCTTTCAAGGATTGGAGAGCTACTTCCGGCGATCTAATGCTAAATGAAATTGTTGCTGTAAATGTTGATTGGTATTGTAGAAACTTTACTCAAGCAAAACCAGTAGTAAAAATCTCTGTAAATGGTGAAGAAGAGATTATTGATCATCCTATTATAAAACTTCTCAAAAGACCACAAATTGATACAACTTCAAGCCAATTTTATTCTAATATTATTACAGACCTAAAAATCAATGGTAATGCTTATGCTCGCAAAGTAAGAAACTCTGATGGAACAATTGGTACTTTACAATATTTACCAGCAGACTCTATGGTTCCAGTTGGTAATAAAACAAATTATCTTACTCATTATGTATATTCAAACTCTTCTTACCAAACAGATATTTCATTAGACGATCTTATTATTTTCAAGATTGGTAGAAACCCAGATGATTTGAGATTAGGTCGTTCTCCACTAATGGCTGGTCTAAAATCCATTAGTACTGATAACGCTATTTCAACTACTGCCTATGCTGTTATGAATAATGGACCTTATCCTTCTATGATTGTTAGTCCAGATAAAACTAATGGTAATGTTGAAGTTAGTGTAGATGATGCCAGAGCTGTAAAGAAACAATTACAAACAAGCTTTTCTGGAGACAATGCTTCTGGAGTTGTTGTTATGAACTCTCCTATGAACATTGAAAAAGTAAGTATGAGTCCTAAAGAACTTGCTTTTGATGAAGTAAGAAATGCTCCTATCTTACGCATCTGTTCTCTTATGGGCCTGAATCCATTAGCATTAGGTCTTACTATGGATAATGCTACTTATAATAATCTAAAAAATGCTACTCAAAGTTGTTGGCAAGATGGTATGATTCCACTACTTACAATTCTTGCTGAAAGTTTTACAGATTATTTATTACCAGAATATTTTGGTACTCCTGAAGATGCTTTTGTTGCTTATGATCTTTCTAATGTTAGAGAACTTATGGATGATAAATTAGCAGAAGCAGATAGAGCAGTAAAACTTTATACTTCTGGTATTTGTTCTCTTGCTGATGCTAAAAGAATTGCTGGATTTGAGCCTGAAAATAGCGATGAGAATCAATATTTTACATCTATTGAACCAACACCAGCTATCCTAACTTTAAAAGCAAAAGAAGGCTATATTCCTACAGATAAAATGGCTGCTAATGCTAAAAAAGGTTTAGAATTACGAGCAGAGTTTGGTAGAGGCGCAACAGCAGTAGGAGTAGCAAGAGCAAACCAACTTATTGATAAAGAAAACTTATCTGAAGAAACAGTAAAAAGAATGTTCTCTTATTTTTCAAGACACGAAGTAGATAAAGATGCTGAAGGTTTTAGAGAAGGAGAAAAAGGTTATCCATCAGCAGGAAAAATTGCCTGGTTATGTTGGGGAGGAGATGAGGGTTTCTCCTGGTCTAAAAATATTGTTGCTGATCTAAAAGAAGACGAATAAATGTTTTACGATATAGAGTGGGAACTAAAGGCAATTGAAGAAGAACCATCATTAGGAAAAATCTATGATGTTGCCAGAACCTATCGTAAGAAATTATTAGATAAACAAGCTGAAGCATTACGAAAAATGAAAACATCCTACCAAAGAAATGTAGGACCAGTATTAGAAGAAATTACCAGACTTGAAGATCTAATAGAAGAATTATCATTTTTAGGACAACAAGATAATATTATTTTTATCAATAACTATCAGAGAATGCTAAATATTCTTGACCAATTAGAAGAAGGCATTAGTAAATATAGCGAAGAAAGTTTTACTATTACTAAAACAGGCCAACTTCAAATGGCAACAATAGCAAATGAAGCTACTGAAAAAATTACTAAAAATGTATTAGGAAAAAAACCAAAAGGAGTACCAGCGTCATTTTCTATATCCTGGCAAAAAATGGATCCAGAAACATTAGAAAGCTTTGTTGGTTTTACTGCTGATGGTAGTCCTCTTGTAAGTTTATTCAATAAGATAGCTCCAGAAGCAGTTGAAGAATTATCTAATATTATCGAACAAGGAATTATTGTTGGTAAAAATCCCAGAGCTGTAGCAAGTGAGATTAGAGGTGTTGCTAATATTTCAAAATATAGAGCTGAAAGAATTACAAGAACTGAAATGATCCGAGCTAATAGGGAAGCAACAAGAAAAGCATATAGTGATAATAATAAAATTGTAAATGGATATTATCGTATTGCTATTCCAGATCAAAGAGTATGTCCTGCCTGTTTAGCATTATCTGGTAAAGAATATCAAACTTCTGAAATATTACCAACTCATCCTCAATGTAGATGTGTAATGGTTCCAAAAACACTAACCTGGGCTGAAATTACTGGTATTGAAGGATTAGATGAAGAGGAAGGTAAAATCAGGAACGGTGATGATATTTTGAAGGAAGTTGGAGATGAAAAAGCAAGACTAATTTTAGGACCTGGCAGATACAACTTATGGAAGGATGGTCTCTCTGTAAGTAGAATGGGTACTGAAGTTTTTGATGCTAACTGGGGATGGCAAACCAGAGTAATACCAATAGTGGAGTTAAATAAATAATGAATAGTGATTTATTGATTAGTTTTGGAGCTGAAGTCAAAGCAACTCTTGACGGTAAAGTCTCTGGATATCTTGTACGTTTTGGAAATAGTAATAAAACAGATCTTGAAGGTGATTATTTTACTAAAGATACAGACTTTGGTAGAGATTTATCTGAACCAACAAGCCTAAACTTATATTATCATCACGGACTTGATAAAACAATTGGGAAAGAAGTTATTGGTTCTGGAACTGTAAAGATGACTGAAGAAGGTCTTTGGTATGAGGGACAAATCAAAATGTCTGATGAATACCAAAAGATGATTGCGAAGTTAGGATATGAGAATAGATTAGGTTTTAGTTCTGGAGCTGCTTCTCATCTTGTTGAAAGAAAAACAGTAAACAATTCTAATGAAATTACTCGTTGGGCTTTGGCTGAAGCAAGTTTGACAGCCCGCCCAGCAGAACCAATGGCATATGCTTTTGTAAAATCTATTAGTGATGTAAAAAATTATTATAATGAAGAGGGTGTTTTTATTCCTATGACCGAAGAAGAAAAAATGGTCTGTCCTGAATGTGGAATGGAAATGAACTCTTTAGAATGTAAGAAATGCGGATATAAGAAAGAAGTTGAAGAAGAAGAAGAAAGTTATTTTGAAGATATCAACGAAGAACTTCTTTCATTAGCATTCTATAAAATAAATGAGATGCTTATTAGTGGCATTTATAGTGTTTTAGAAGAAGGTGGAGATAAAGCAGCATTATATAAATTACTTGAAGAATATTATAATGTAGCAAAGGGTATTATCAATAACTCTCAAATAGAAATTGTTGCTGAAATTGATACTCTAAAAAGTTTCAAAAATAAACCATCTGATATTAGGGATACTGAAAGAAGACTGCGAGATGCTTTCAATCTTTCAAGAACAGAGGCCAAAAGGATTGCCTCAACTGTATGGCAGAGTCTATGCGATGTAGAAGCTCCAACAGAAGAAATAAAACTAACAGACAATAGTGAAGAAAAGAAGAAAAAAGCTAAAGAATTGCTCGCTAAAGTTATGTTAGATTTAATTTAGGAGAAAATATGAATAAAGAAAATCTTATTAGCCAGAAAGAAGCAAATGCTATCAAGGCTAAAGAACTCTTGACCGCTGACGAACCAAACATCGAAGAGGCGGAGAAACTTATTGAGGCTAACAAGACACTCGATAATCAAATCAAACTTTTGGAACAGGTTGAAAATGTACCTGTAGATAAAGTTGAACAAAAATCTACAAAGGTTGAAGTAAAAACTATGAATTATATAAATGATATTCCTTTCAGAGGAGATCGTCAAGAAAAAGAACTCAAGGCTTACACATTTGGTAAGTATATGCAAGCTTCTTTATTCAACAATCAGGAAGCAAAAGCCTGGTTGAAAGAGAACGGTCATTTCAAGGCAAACGGCGAGGCAACTTCTGGTAGCGGCGGTATTTTGACACCAGATATTGTAACTCCTGATCTTATTTGGCTCCGTAATGAATATGGTGTTATGGAGAAGTTTGCTCGTAAAGTACAAATGGGTTCAGACTATCAAGTAGTTCCATCTCTTATTACTGATGGTACTGCTGTATGGGCAACTGAAAATACCAATACCACTGCTTATGATTTAGGCTTCTCTTCTGTAGCTCTTACCGCAAAGAAACTTATGGTCTTCAATGCTTTCAGTACAGAACTCCGTGAAGATGCTCTTATCGATTACGCAGCAGCAGCAGCTAAATCTTTGATGTATTCAACAGCAAAGGAACTTGATAGAGTCTTCTTCCAGGGTAAATCTTCTCTCGCAGCTGATGGTAATATCAACGGTCTTTTCAATACCATTTATACTCTTGATGGTACTCTTGCTAATATCGCATCTCTTGAACTTGCTCCTGTAGGTTCTATTGGTACTCCTGCTAACCTTACAATTGCTACTTTCCGCAATATGGTCAAGAAGCTTGCTACCTATGCTTATGATGCTGCCTGGTATTGTTCAAAGTCATTCTTCTATACTCGTATGGCTCCATTAGGAGATGTTCTTTCTGGAAACGCAATTGGAGATTATGCTACATATTGGACAGCAAATCCAATGTTCCTCGGATATCCAGTACGCTTTGTAGAGAACCTTCCTGCTGATCTTGTTGCTAACACTCCTGTATGTTGTTTAGCAGACCTTTCAAAGAGCTGTATTATTGGTGATAGAGCATCTGTTGATATTGCTCAATATGATCAACCATTAGCAGCAGCAGACAGTATTCTTATCCGCAGCCGTACCAGAGTTGGATTTGGTGTTGCTGATCCAGGTAATGCTTCTGGTACAGCATCTGCTCGTATTGGTGGATCTGCTATTGTATTAGCTGCTCAAGGCACATAATAGTTATCCTATTTATTGGATGAGAAAGAGGGGCTATATGCCTCTCTTTTTCTTTTTTAGGTAGAATCTAAAACCAATAATTTAGGGGCCAAATATGACTAAAGAACAAGCTATAGAACAATTAGCTATGAACATTCAAGCTAATAATTATCCTTCTTTATCATCAAGTGAGCTAAACACTCTTATTGATAAGTTCAAAAGATGGAATGTATGGACAGCTAACACCGCATATACTGTAGGAACAATTGTAGTTTCTCCAACTTATAATGGTAGAAGGTATGAATGTGTAAAGCCTGGAACAAGTGGAACTCAAACAACAATTTTTCCTGAAAGTTCTTATGGTGTATACAATGGTGTTTATGGTGATGGTCCTGATATTTTCTGGCGTGATATTGGTCCAGCTACAGTAGAACAATATGATGTAATGAGCGCTTCAAGAGCAGGTTGGTTATTGAAAGCATCTAAAGTTTCTCATCTTATTGGTACTAAAGATGGACAACAAGATATTCAAAGTCAAGAATTACAAAAACATTTTCTTGAAATGGCAAATAAATATAGACCAATGGAGATAATCTAATGCTTCCTGAAGAACTCCTAAAATCATTGAGAGAACACGCATCTCTTTATCAATTACCTAATACTATTTATGTTTTTAGATCAGAACCAGAAGTTGATGATACTGGTGGTGTAATAAACGACTTTAGAAATATTGGCGAACATAAAGCAAGAGTTATTATAAGAAATATTTATGAGAATCTTGAAGGTGGTGGCATTACTCCAAATAATGAGTTTACAATTATTATTTCTGTAGATGCTGATGTAATGGCTGAAGATCGTATTTATATAAAAGATGATGAAGTTTCTAATAGATATTTTGAAGTTGTAGGAACTGATAAAGGAGCATCTGATGGTTTGTTTACTACTGTTGATGTAGAAGAGAGAACAAACTAATGGACGCTAATGTAATAAATGGAGCAATTGCTAATGGAATATTGGGCTTTACCACAATCGTATTGCCAGGAACTTTATTTTTTTTTAACCTAACTAAAAAAATTGATTCTCTTGCTAATAATGTCAAAACTGTAAAAGATGATGTTGAGAAAATGAGCAAGCAAATTGAAAAGATAGAAAATAAAATCGAAAATAATGAAGCAGCTGTAAATAAATTACATACAACAGTTGGAGTATTACAAGCAAAGGTAGAGATGTTGGAGAAAAATAATGAAAAACATATCCATTAGTAAAATGTTTATTGTTATTTTTATGGCATTTGTTATTTCATTTTTTACCAGTTTTTCTAATAATTTGAATAACTTGAACTTGCCTCAAAATCCATCATTTAGCGACCTTTTAGTAATTTTAGAATCAAGTATCGTATCTTCAGTAAAACCTGGTATTTCAGCTGTTATTGCCAGTATTTTAGGCTATCTTGTAAATAATCAAAAGGGTGAAGGAATAAAATAATGGAAGAAGTTACATTAGAAGAAATTGTAGTTCAAAATAATTGTGTAAATGTAATGTTTGATGATTTAGGTGTACAGTTTGGAGACGAACAAAGTTATCATAGTTATGTACACGGTTTATCTTACAATAGTTGTTTGAAAAATATGTTAATGAAACTTATTGAAACATTAGGAGAAGATGCTGTTGTAGGTAAAAAACTTGTATTCAATCCTTACGCTCTCGATGGTGTTATTGTAAGGTTAGTATAAAATGGCAATAGTAACTGTAGAAGGCACACAAACTTTTGGTATTACTGGTAATGCTGTAGGTATTTCAGTTGTTGCTATAACAACAGACAATGTTGGATATGCTGCTGGTTTTCAGTTTTTTGAGAATGCTGCTATTACAAGATTTGCTGTTTATGTTGGAGCAGTTACTACTAATCCTTCAAACTGCCAAATAGGTTTCCAAACTATAAATACTACTGATGGTTTACCTTCAGGAATATTTCTTACATCAGTGGCAGCAAACTCTTATACTGCTAACTCCTGGAATGTTTTTACTCTTGCTACTCCTTATAATGTTACTGCTGGAGATAAATTATATGCTGTTTGGTTCAACAATACTGGTTCTACTATAAATATTGGATTGGCCGCTCAAGAAGGTGGTGCTCGTATGAAAACACTAAATCCAACTTATTCTGCGTCTAAATCAACTTCTGCCGGACCCTGGAGTAAAGCAATAGTATCATTTCCAATGTATGTAGGAACAGCAACAAGATGGTTTGGAGAAAGTCATCCATTTACTACTGGCATTACCTTTACACCTAACTTTACTGATGAGTTTGGATTTAGTTTTACATTACCAAATAATATACCAGAAGTTAGATTGAGACAAATAGAAGCATCATTAGGTATTTCAAACATAAATACAATAGACATTACTTATAAGATTTATGATAGTGCTGGTACATTATTACAAACTATTGATACTTATGATGGTGCTCGTACAAGTCTTCAAACAACCACTATTATTAGCAACACTTTACATACACACGCAACAGATTTATGGCTTACTGGTGGTCAAAAATATTACATAATGATGGCTCTTTCAGGTACAGGTACTTTTTCTGTTCAACAAAGAGTATTAGGATTAGACCAAAATAACTCATCCACAGGAATAGTTAGTAAATACACCACAAAAGTTGGTACTACATTTACAGAGAGTACTAATAGTTATATTCCTATGAGGCTTATTTGCGATGCTTATAGATATAATGATAGTTCTGGAGGAGGTGGAGGTGGTTTTGTAAATGCTTCTTCTATGTTTACAGGAGGATTTTCAGGATAATGCCATACATAACTTCTGATACATTTAAAGGTTTTTTACATCCAGATGGTCCAGCAGGTACATCTGCTAATGCTTTTACTACATTCAACTTGAACAATGATAATATGGGCATCGCTTACACAGTAACGATGCCAGAGGCTGCTACAATTACAAGAGTTATGCTTTATTGTACTGCTGCTGCTGGTTTGACGGACCCAGCCACTGTAAGGCTTGAAGGCATTGACCTAACTAATGGACAACCTAATAATACATCTCTTTCAGGTGCTGCTGTAAACATCCCAAATAC